TATATTTTCCTGAAAACTCACACGGGGACAAACGGAACATTCGCCAATTTTGGACGAACGTTTGGTGTTCAATCGGGGGATTTTTCCACGATAGAAAATAACAGAACCATGGACAAGGCAATCCGAAACGTTCGGACCTTTATGTTGCCGAATCTGAATTCGCCGTTGGTTTTGAATGGTGACGGAACATTGACCCAAAACACGATCGCCGTTTTCGAAAACGCGTGTCAACGCGCATTAGACGGAATGGTTCGTGACAGTGAGGTTTCAGCATATTCAGTGAAGATCGACCCCGCGCAACCCGTTTTGTCGACATCAAACCTGATCATCGCGGTCGCGATCGTTCCCGTTGGTGTTGCGGCAACAATTACCACAAACATCGGATTCGCCGTTGCGGTTTAATGATGAACTTTTAATCTAAAAAAAAATGACACCTTTAATCAACGGCGAAGCGTATGACTTCGCGCAAATATTAGTCAACATCGCGGGCGTTCCGATTGCGTCGGTTACTTCGATTGAATACGGCGAAGAACAAGAGAAAAAAAACAACATGGGCGCGGGGCGTCGTCCCGTTTCGCGTGGCCGTGGAACGATCCAAGCGTCGGCGTCGATTGAATTTTCGATGACCGATGTTCAGGCATTAAGAGCCGCCGCCCCAAACCGTTCGTTGAACGCGATCGCCGCGTTCGACGTTGTTGTTGTGTTCGGAAACCCGCAATCGCCTACAAAACACACGTTGAAAAACGCCGAATTCACAACTGACAAGGTTTCGGGGTCATTGGATGACACTGATTTACTTACGTCATTTGATTTGATCATAAGCCATATCGAATGGTAGTTTTTTTTCGTTAAAAATCACATATTTTCAAAACCATTTCACACACAAACAAAATGGAAAAAAAAGGTCAAGAAGGCGTTGAAAAGCCTGAAAAAAACAAGCAAATGCCCGACGGGACGAAATACATCATCGAAGTCGAAGGGAAAAAAGCATATTTAAGAAAACCCGACCGTCACACGGTAGAGGCGGCCTTAGGTTATGCGATGCCAATTCAGGGTCGCCCCCAATATGTTCGCGCGGGTGAAATCGTGTTGTTGGGTTGTTGGTTGGGCGGTGATGAAGAAATCAAAACCGACGACGATTTGTTGATCCCCGCGGCGATGCAAGCGTTTCAAACGATAAGCAAAACGGCGGCGACGTTAAAAAAAAATTAGAGGAAACCCGTTTAAACGGAAAAAACGGATCGGCGGAAATCACAAAAATGAATTCGTTGATCCGTTTCTATTTACATATAGACCCCCGTCAATTGACCGATGATGAATTCGCGCAAACGTGGAGTGAGTTACAATATGCAATCAATTACCATAGGAAAAACGTAATCGGTTTAACTGAGAAGGTTTGAAAAAAGGATAAGAAATGTCGCAAATCGAAGAGTTTGTAATAAAATTAAAAGATTCATTTTCGGGAAAATTACGTGACGCGGATGACGCGTTGGATGACACGCGGGAATCCGCCGACGGGTTGAATTCATCGTTTGATAAAATGAAATCATTAGCGGGCGCGGCGGTTGCCGCGTTGGGTTTGCGGGAATTTGCACAAGCGACGGGCGAATTTGCGAAAATGCGCGCGGCGGTCATGTCATACACGGGGGAATCGGGAAAAGCATCGGACGACCTTATCAGCAACGCGAACGCTATTTCAGCTACTTACGGAGGGGAAACGACCGAGATTTTGCGCGCGGCGAACGCCATGACAAAACAGGTCGGCGGATCCATGGAATCAAACATGAATTTGATCGTAGCGGGTTTTCAGAAGGGCGCAAACGCGAACGGTGAATTTTTGAAGCAATTGACCGAATATCCCGTTTTTATGAAGGAGGCGGGATTAGACGCCGCGCAATCAATTGCGTTGATCACGCAAGCGTCGAAAGATGGGATTTACGATGATAAGGCGTTCGATTCGGTGAAGGAAATGACCTTGTCATTGACCGAAATGACAACTACACAAAGGGATGCTATTAACAATATAGGGATCGACGCGGCGGGATTGTTGAACGACATGAATTCGGGCGCGCTTTCACCGTTTCAAGCGATGCAAAAAATCGTCGGCGTGATGGATGATTTCGATATTTCAGCACAAAAAACCATCGTCGCGGATATTTTCAAGGGCGCGGGTGAAGATTCGGGGTTAGCTTTTATAAAATCATTGGAAACGATTGATTTGGAACTTAATAACCTAGAAAACACGTCGGGCGCATACACCGACGGGTTGTTCGCCATGAACACCATGTTTCAAGACATCAAAACCACGGTGTTAACGGCGATGATGCCCGCGATCACGGGGTTGATGGTTTTCGTTTCGGAAAACAAACCGTTGTTGTTAGGGTTAGCGACCGCGTTGGGGGTTTTAGGTTCGGTCATGGGGTTCATGGCAATTCAAACATGGTTACTGAACACCGCATTGTTCGCGAATCCGATCGTTTGGGTCGCGGTAGGTATCGCGGCGTTGATTGGCGCGGTCGTGTGGGCTTACAATGAATTCGAAGTTTTTCGAAAAATACTTGACGGGATCGGAAAAGTCATTTCATTTGTTGCCTCTTTGATATGGGATTCATTAGTTTTTCAATTTAACATGTTGAAATCGGCAATTTCGGGCGTCATCGATTGGTTGATGCAATTCGCGCCGACTATCAAAAAATATATGTTAATAGCGCTGGACGTTGTTAAAAAACTGAATCCTATCTATTGGTTGGTTCAGGGCGTCAAAAAACTTTTCCCCGAACTTTATGCGACGATAATCGAGAAATTCAACGCCGTTTTTGGTTGGTTAAAAGAGCAATGGAATAAGCTGAAAAAGTTTTTCGGGTTAGATGTTGAAGTTGACGCCAATGTGAACCCGAAAATAAACGATCCCGACAACCCGAACAGTCCAAACGACCCGAACAGTCCAAACGACCCGAACAATCCCGACGATCCAAACGACCCGAACAACAATTCGCCGTTCGTTCCTTTGGGTGGTAACAAAAACAGTCTAGGAACAACGGCGGCGGGGGCTTCCGATATTGGGTCGGGGGTTGGTGGCGGTTCTAATTCATCGCCGAAAAACTTCATCATCAATATTGACAAGTTGATTGAAAATTTCAGTATCAACACCGAAAACATCGAAACATCAAACCAAAGAATCCGCGACATGGTTTTGGAAACCCTATTAAACGCGGTTAATGATGTACAATCATCAATTGACTAAATAGAAATGATCGAAACATCACACCCAAACAATAGATTCAAACCGACATTGTTGGACGCGGGGCAATCAATTGTCGCTAAAATAGGTCATTCGCCGTTCGTGTTGGACACCCGAACACTTTTGAAGGGTGTCGCATCGGGCGCGGTCAGATCGTACATTTTCGACCCCTCAAATCCCGACGATGATCAATCCGATCAAATTTCGTATTTGGGAACGCCCGTTTTTTCCAATTTAATATTTGAACCCGACCCCGTGTTGAACACGACGGGAACGTTTACCGATATAGATGGTATTGATCAAACGTTCGAAGGGTTGCGGATCGACACGGTGTTGTTTCAAATTGGAAGGTCGAAAAACATTGTCAAAACATCGGTCCAGGGAAAAAACGGAACGGTGAAGGAATACACGTCTGACGGGGATTTTCAAATTTCCGTGAATGGCGCGATTGTGTCGGAAAACCCGAACAAATATCCCGCCGCCGATGTAAAGAAATTCATCAAATTAATGTCAATTCCCGAATCGATCGGTGTTACGTCGGAATTCTTGTCACATTTTGGTATCACCGATGTCGTTGTTGAATCTTACGGGATGACCCAAAATTCGGGTTTCCTAAATGTTCAACCGTTTGCGATCACGCTATTGTCAGACACCCCCATTGAACTACAATGAAAAGGCTAATTTGTGAAATATCGATCGGGGAAATCACGACGACATTCGTGAAGATGTTCAACGTCATTTCATCATGGGACACGTTCACCGATACGGCCGAAATAAATGTTCCGCGAACGGTTATCCATAAAAAACAAAAAAAGCGGATCGAAGAAATAATAAACGTCGGTGATCCCGTTGAAATCAAAGCGGGATATCACCCCAATTTGGAATCGCGTTTCATCGGCTTCGTTGTTGGGATCGAAGCGGGGGTTGTGACGAAAATAAAATGTGAGGATCACGCGTATTTGTGCAAACAAACATCACACAACATGTCGATCGAATCGGCGACCGTTGAATCGTTGATCAATGAATTGAAACCCGACGCGATCACCGTTGACGCTATCGACGCTGAGATCGGGCCGTTCAGGGTGAAAAACTCAACGTTGGCGCAAGTATTAGACAAAATCAGGAAATCACACGGTGTTCGGGCGTGGTTCAGGGGGTCAACGTTGATCGCGGGGTTGCCATACATCAACAACGTCGGGATCGATCATGACGTTTCCTTTCAAATAGATATCCCTTTGGGGAAGGGTGACGGGTTGACGTATGAAAACGCCGAGGATGTCAAAATAAAAGTCAAAGCGATTTCAATTTTGCCCGATAACAAAAAATTGACGGTCGAAGTCGGCGACGGAACGGGTGAACAACGAACATTCAACGCGTACAACATCACGTCGGAATCGGAGTTGAGAAAATTAGCGGAACAACATTTGGATGATTTGAAATTCACGGGTTTTCGTGGATCGTTTGAAATGTTCGGCGAACCGATGATCAAACACGGGGACAAAATTACATTGACCGACAAATTGAATCCTGAACGTGGCGATGGGATCACGAAATACGGCGTGAAAAGCGTTGAAACAACGTTCAGTGTTGACGCGGGGTTTCGGCAAATTGTGTCGTTAGGTAAGAAAAGCAGTTAAAAACGGCGAAAATCGTCGTAAATCAAACCAATCGTTAGACACGGGTGTTTAGTTGTTACTTGATGAAATCATTCAAATTAGACGTGTTAAAATGGCAAAAGGGCAAAACATACGTGACGCGGTGAAAAAATTAACCGATACGGCGTCGGAAATTTATTCGATCATTTGCGAGGTGTCAACCGTTGACACGGGGAAACGCGTTTGTGTGGTCAACCCAATCGACGGATCGCCCAAAATTTTTGGTGTTCGATATTCACCAACAAAGGGTGATTCGTTGGGGTTGATTATGAATCCGACCGTTGGTTCAATGGTTGTCGTTACGTTTTTAGATGATCACAACGCGTTCATTTCATTGATGACTGAATTTGACACGGTCCTGTTCAAGAACGGAGAAGCGGACCTTAAAAAAATATTGAATGACCTGATCGCGATGATTGAAAAAATCACCGTTCCAACGCCGTCGGGCGCGTCGGCAACCCCGATAAATTACGCGGAATTAACCCCGATCAAAACGGATATAGAAAACCTCTTTGAATAATGGCATTAGTTAAATTAAAACTGAAAACATCGATCAAACAAGCGTTTGAAAACGAAAAGGAATCAACCGACCCAACGGGCGATTCAATCGATCGTATTGCTACGGCTATTTCCGACGCCGTTGATCAGTACATCCGATCCGCAACTTTGACCGTCCCGTTAGGAATTCCCGTCGCGACGGCGGGATCGGCGACGGCGCAAACAGGCGCAACAACCGCGTCGACGGTTTGTCAAATTTCATAGCTTTGTAAATATGAAGGCGATCGACATTCAATTGGGGGAATCTGACTACAATTTGCAAATCATGAACGGTGATTTTGTGATCGGCGAATCTGATCAACAAAACATTCAAACAATATTACACGCGAAAGCGGGGCAATTTTACGAAACGCCAACAATCGGCGTCGGGATCATTAGTAATTTGAATTCAGGCGTCACCGCTACGAGGGTAAAAAACTTAATAACCAAACATTTAACCGCCGACAATTTTGACGTCAAATCGGTCGATGTTGATGGTGATTTCAAAATATCAATTGACGCAATTCGAAAGGGACAATGATTGACGGGGTTGAAATAAAGGAACAACAAAACATTTTCGACGCATTATTGGCGGCGGGGGGAACGATCGTTGACGCGTTTTCGTTTCTCATCGTCGCCAATGATGATTCGTCGATTTCATGGATTAATCAAACGGGAAATATCATTGACCGCGGGACGGTTGATTATTTAGATTTCAACGTTTTGGCTATCTATAAAAAAAACAATCACATCCCCGTTAATCGCGCGCCATGGGACGCAACCGACCCAACGAATTTTCAAACCGCCCCGATTGGGATCGGGGGAATGATTGTCGGGGCAAGTTTTCAAATAGGATAATAAAAAAAAGAAATGAGCAATCGTACAACTTTGAAAGGCTTTTTCAATACGGGTGACGTTCCAATTGAATCGGAATTCGTCGATTTGATCGATTCATTGTTCCATTCAACGGATGACAACGCGGACAAGGTCGTTGAATCATCAACGCGGAAATGGTTAACGCCAAACGAACGGGCGGCAATCGCCGCGATGCCTGTTTTAAGTACAACCATTCAAACGGGATCATTCACGGCGGTCGTCGGTGTTATTCATCCCGTTCAAACATCGGGAGGGGCTGTTACTGTCGCGCCCCCCGCAACCCCATTGGTCGGCGATCGATTTGGTATCACCGATGTTCGTCGATTTTTCGGTACGAATTCATGTTTGATGAGGTTTCAACCTTCAGGGCAACGTTTTTGCGCGGATAGTTCGTCGAACTCAAACCTGACATTGAACGTGAAGGATCAATGTGTTGTTTTTGAATATCTTTCGGCGTCTTACGGTTGGGTTGTCATTAGCGGGGCGGTGAATTAACACATCCTCTTATTTTTTGCTTATAAATTAAAAACGAAGAAAATGGCGCGATCGGTCGAAACGATTTACAATGAATTAATCACGATAAAAACATCACAACCCGATTTGACGGATTTGACGCCAACATCAACCACGGCGACGGATTTGAAAACCGATTTGTCGTCGGGATCAGTTGTCGCCGTTTGGCGTTTGTGGTTGTGGATAATGGCCGTCGCGACGCACGTTCATGAACTACTGTTTGATAAACATATCACAGAAGTCGAGGCGATACACGTCGGGCGCGAATGGGGAACACTAACGTTTTTGCGCGATCGAACATTGGAATTTCAATTGGGGGATTCGTTCGATTGGAATAACGTTCAATTCGCTTACAACCCCGTAGTGACTGCAAACCAAATAGTGAAACGATGCGCGGTCGTTGTTTCGGGTTTTCAAATCCTTTTCAAAGTGGCAAAACTTGACGTTTCAGGCGATCCCGAAAAATTATCCGCGCCCGAAATTTCGGCGTTAGAAACATATATCGATCGCATAGTTTATGCGGGAACAACTTTTTCGGTCATTTCAGATGATCCCGACGATATAATTGTTGATTTGAATGTTGTTTTTGATCCTTTAATCATCGCCCCCGACGGGTCGTTGATCACGAACGCGGCGGTGTTTCCCGTCGTTGATTCGATCAATTCGTTTATAAAGGATTTGCCATTCAACGGCGTGTTGAATGTAACGTCATTGGTTGATGATCTTCAAACAATTGTCGGTGTTGTCGATCCGACAATGGTTTCGGTATCATCAAAATTCGGGGGTTATGCTTATGCGGTGATCAACATGAATTATCACACATTTGCGGGTCACGCCGTTTTAGACGAACCAAATTCAACAATCACTTATATTTCCGCGAACGATGTTTGATGTAAATTTCGCCCAATTCGCAAATAATTTGACCCCTTGGTTTTGGCGGACGAACCGTTGGAAACAATGGATCGGAATTTGTTTGTGGGGGTTGCAACAAGTTAACGTTTTGTTTGTCGCGTATCGCGCGACAACGACGTTTAATCTAGGATTCAACGGTCAGTCTGTATATCTGGAAAAATGGTTGAATTTAAAATTTGACGCAACTAATCAAACCTATCAAATCATCAACCGCCCCGTGTTGGAAACGCCCGCGATTTGGAACAAGGCCGAACAAGTTGGGACGCATATATTTAACAAATCCGAATCATCATCAGATCGGATGTACATGTTCAATAAGAACGAAAACACCGCGGGGTTTGATTTCATCGTCTACGTCCCCGCCCCGCTTGTTTTGAATTCCGCGTTGATTGCGTTGATCCGTTTCGAGGTCGACAAATTTGTTGTCGCGGGTAAAAGCTATTTAGTTACGCAAACAATTAATCCTTGGGGCTATTAACTTGTAATAAATTAAGAAAATGAACAAACTAATTTCAACGAACATCGGCGGGATGCCTTTCGATTCGGATGATTTAAGATTTTTAGACACCGCACAACGCGAAGTTTTCAACGCGATCGGTTTGGGGTTGTCGGGTTCTTCGAATCCAATCATCCGACTGTGGGGCGTGGATGTCGTTTCAAACGGCTTGAATTGGGACATTTCAGAAGGGGTCGTTTTTGCGAATGGGGAATTTTACCACGTCCCCGTTCATTCGGTGGCGAAGGAAATCGGATCGGACGTCAACTATTGGTCAGAACATATAACTTTTGACCCCGCGGGGAATGAAAACTTCAAAATTTCGGGGACTTTTGACACGTATCAAGTTCGTGAAGTTAAACTGAAAGATTCATTGACAGATGGATCGCCTGGAGTTGGTGATCACGTCGTCGGCGGAAATCACAAACCGCCGTTGTTTTCTGAAATTTGGGCGTCGGTTGTTGTCACTAATTCGTTACAATCGCAAATTTTAAATTCATCAAACAACCGTTTGAAACAAGGTCAGATTTTTGAACTATACAACGGCGCTACTGTTTCGCATGGTTCATGGACGGCATTAAACACCCCGTTAACGATTGGCGACACGGGCGTTGTTGTTTCGGGGTCAAATTCATTCATAACGGCGGGGGGAACTATTTTGAAAATAACAATCACGTCCGATGTTCGGTTTTCATCGGATTGGGTGAAGTTGATCAACGTCAATCCAACCGCCGACACCAATATTCGCGTTTTCGGTGCTGGTTTGTCATTTGACGCGTCGGGTGATATAGAATGGAATTCGATTGATGAACAAACATTTTTCATCCTGAACAGGTCGTCGGCTTCTCACTCTTGCACGATCAATGTATTGAAACAGGTCGGCATGGTTATTAACATTGAAAGTAAGAACATTTAATAATGAACGGAAACATCGAAACGATCATGTCGGTCGGCCAATTAGTCGTGACTGCAGTCGGGATTGTGACGGCGATTTTAATCCCTTTAATGGTTGGTTTGATTAAAATACACAAAGCGCAACAACAAACGAACGTTCGATTGGATCACGTCGAAAAAACAACCGCCGACGATGCGCCGAAAATGGACAAAATCATCGATTTAGATTCACGCGTTAAAGCGTTGGAAAAACATCGAAACGAAACCGAACCCGCCCGAATTCAAATGATTCAAATGTTATCCGTTATTAATACTAAATTAGACGCGAACACCGAATCAATGAA